CGGACTACCAAAATCCGGAAAGAAAGCAGAAATAGTGGACCGTATATTGACTCACCAGGAAAAAAACCAAAAAAAAAACGCCGACCAAGCCCTGCTACTAGCGCGCGGCGCAGCGAAACGCGACGAAGGTTTTGAACGCGTCATTCGCGCCTACGTCAACTGGACTGAAGTAAATCAGTTTAAACTAAGCAAACAAACCGGCGAGGTTACTTTTGATAAGGTGCATATCAATGAAATTCGTGCCGCCTTCGCAGACTATGATCCTAGCAAGTCGCCACTTCGCGACGATCGTTACGTACCGGTACCGGCGACGCCTCTAGAGGTGTTCCTAGAGATGTTCTTTGGGAAATACGGTGGCGAGTGGCATTTCTTTGACGAGACGGATGAAGACCGACTGTTCAGTGAGGAGTCAGAGTATAACGACCAATGGTTTGTAGAGGGGTTGAAACATTTGTGGGAAAGCGAGGCACCTCAATGGTGTGCGACGAGTTATGCTAACCGAGACTAAGAGACCTTTTGTATACTGTAGCATCTAATATTTTTTAAATTGATTTCGTTTAGATAGTGTATTTATTCTACTTTTTTATATCATTAATGGATAGTAAAGTATTAGAACAAATAGGTATTATAAGTGGAATAAGTATTCTTATAATTGTACTTATAACAAGTCTATTAACCGTATACATTATGCATAGTATACAACAAACAGAAAAGTACAAGGCGTATAATCGTTTATGTAATTTAGAGGAAGATGTACAACGTGATTACATGGAATCGTATGATAAGGTGTTTAATGATCAGAGCATGATTAGTACCTTGGACGATTATACAAATAAGCGAAAGCCAGCGAGATTCGTCATTAAAGGAAAGGTAGTCCCTTCTAAGTATACCGCTGATTGTTATAGTGTATTGCATGATTTATGTGCATTAGGAGATGTAAAAAAAATGTACATTCCAAAAGAAATAGATAGTTTAAAAACCTTACAGCAAAATCAAGATTTATGGGAAGAAGAGGTTAGTAAAACATTAAATGTTAGATCGGGAGGGAAATTATTAGAAATAGGATGTGGATGTGGACGAATAGCGCATCACATGTCGCAACTTACGCAATGTCAAGTGTATGGTATTAATATAGATGAGACGCAATTAAAAGATGCAAGGCAGTATGCGTTTAAGCATAAAACAAATAATCAATTTTTATTCAAGGATCTTAATAAACCATTACCGTTTCAGGATAATGAATTTGATGCCATTTACGAATTTGGCGCCTTTACAAGTTTTATCAAAAATTATAAAAAGGTATTTAACGAGTTGTTTCGCGTACTAAAACCAGGTGGTATCTTATATATAAGTGATGCCGTTTTATTAGACAATTTTGATAGATCAAACCCCGCTCATTTAGAATTGTTGGTAAATGCGAGACAAGTGATGGCGGGCGGCGTATTTTTGCATTATAAATATTTTGAAGATTTTGGTAAGAAAGCAGGATTTTCGTTACTTTCAAGTAAAGGGGGTGAATTCCCGGATGTAGCTCATGATTTACCGGTGTTAAAAAAAACGCATGAGCACTTTAATAATATAGAAAACTTAATATATATACTTAGTAAATGCAATGTAATTCCAAGTCATTTTAATGCTTTGATAAAACGTTTACGAAAAGGTGGTGATGATTTAATAACCATGGAGGATGACATGTTGTTGACGACAGGGTGGGAATATTATTTTAAAAAACCAGAATCATAAATTGATATAACATTTATGTTAAATAACTTATTTATCCTACAACTTACCATGTTTGAGCAACCACTTCCACGACTATCCAATACGATTCGTTTCAAAGACAGTTTTAGTAGAGAGTGGTGTGAAATAACCATAGAAGTAAAAGAGCACAAACAAAGTGGGTTTTATGAATTAACCTATACAGCTATCTATTCCAAAGACAACGAAGATGCTAGAAATGCGCATCCCTTGTATCAAACGGTTATTCGATATGACGATGATTGTTTGTTTGAAGGGTTATATGTAGCAGCAAACCCAATTACGTATCACATAGTATGTTGTCTCTTGGCACAAGGAAAAGAGCGAGAACCTTATAACACGGGCGTGCGGCCTTATGAGGCATACTGTGGCGAGTTGATGCGTTCTTTGGCGGAGATAGAATCGTAAAAAAGGGCGAATTTCATAAATTGAAAACTATTTTTTCAAATAGTTATAATGTATCAACACACAACACGATGTCTTCCGTAGAAATCCCGAGCATTTGCATTCCTCGCGCGCACAGCAGTATTACCGAACAGTTGGTAGAACAAACCTTTGACCAGTTGTTTGGCGTGGGCACGGTTCGCGACGTGGACATGTTGCTTCGCGAGGATTACAAGACCGGCGAGTTCTTCTGGCTTGTGTTCGTCCATTTCAACAACTACAATCCGACGTTGGATGATATCAACTTGGTGGAGTGCATCAATGATTTCGTAAAACGCGTAAATGCCGGTGAGGAGTTGCGAATTCAGCACAGCGCTCCATACTTTTGGAAGGCTTACAAGAAGTTGGCGGGGAAACCAGCGAATTTTGAAACAGAAACGTGGGAACCCATTCCGTCCAACAATGAAGAGTTGGAAGAGATGATTGCGCAGATGCACGCCACCGCACCGGTAAATTGCCGTTAAAAAGAGAATAGAGAGTAAGGGGGGGTGTTGGGTTAGGTGTTATTTAGTACCTTTTTTTAATTATGTCCAAACACTATGTTTAGCGAGAATATAGTTTAAATGAATAAGGCATTCTTTGCTTTCTCTTCTAAATTTGTCTACGTGTATGCATAGTAGTTCCATATATTGTCTTTTTCGTTTATTTAATCGTGTATTTACATTATGGCGAATAAGATGCACTTCATCATGAATCGCTTTCATACAATCTTTGTGTAATTCTATTATTTTATCTTTTGCTATAGCAACAAACTTATAATATCTTATAGACTCTACTATTGGATAATACATATTAATATATCTAAATAAGTATTCGCACAGTTTTACCTTTTCTATTCGCTCGTGTTTTTCATCAAATTGACCAAGGATTCTCCATATTGTATTGTAGAAATAGGAGTAAGAATTATGTGATTCCATGGTATGTATTGCCTTATATGTAGAGTTGTCTAGTGTGTATCCTTTTACTAAATAGGATCCAATGTGATCAACTGTATATTTATCAAAGTTCAATAACAGATACTGAATACATTTTTCATCGTATAATTGTTTTAGAAGTTTAATGCGAAGCATACTAGTTACTAAATGTATAGGTTATAAAAAACTTTCAATTTTACAAGTATTTAAAAACTTGCCTCTACAATAGATAATGCGTGTATCGCTAATTCTTTTATGTTATTCAATCATTTCTTGTAGTGCAAAGTATCCTTCACCAAGGTGGTTACAAATATGTCGGTCAGGAAATACGACTAACTGGATTCATAATAAGACAATTGCAGTAAAGTCTTTTTTGAATATAAATGGATTTGATATATTATATATGTAAAAAAGTTATTTAAAGATATATCATTATTACTAATAGTATTAGTTTATGAAAATTATATTAATACAAGAACCCTATAGTACTTATTCCATGTCTTTTTGGGACGAATGGATGGGTTCTGGTGAAATAGACTGTACCTATTTAAGTCGTCAGATGTTAACAAAAGATACAGATAAATTGTTGTTATTGGACGATAAAGAAAATTTAGAAGGCTTGTGTATATTCAGTAAGGTTCCGTGTTTACATATATACAGAATCCATTTAATTGTAAAAAAAAAAGATAGTACGGTGCGTGGTGTAGGTAAAATGTTTATAGACCATTTACAAAAGTTATATGGTGATGAAAAGACATCATATAAATCAACGTTACTACTATCAGATGATTCTCATATTTTACATTATTATGAGAAACTAGGATTTATCAAAACGAATTATGTGTACTATAAATGGTTGTTAGACGATTGGTTTTATCCTCTCTACTACAGATACATTTAATCTCATAAATTGATTTTCAAACCATAAACAACACCATTGGTATCAAATGGATCTACATCCAATCCTCAACGCAATACGATTTATGATTTCTTTTATGATTGTACTAGTTCTTAGTATTCTGCTAACCGCCTATTATTCCAATTTGTTGATGTTTGTATTAAGTATATTAATATTCGTTTGTTTGCTTTGTTTGATATTCAATGAGTAGACTGTTACGATGATAAAAAATATTTTTTTGATCAGCCTTTATAGCTCAGTGGTAGAGCGCCCGCCTAGTAAGCGTGAGGTCCTGAGTTCGATCCTCAGTGAAGGCTATAAGTATAAAAGTGTGTATTAAGTTATTTAGAAAATATATTAAAAATGAGAATTACCTATTCATCGTTGTTGTATCCCACCGTAAAAGTAAAAATAACAAATGAAACAGATGATAACAATGAATATTATAATAAATTTATGCATTATTGGGAATCCATGTATAAAAATAAGAAACATTTCCATTTTTTTATGGATTTAAAATCATTAACGAGACCAAAATTAGGATTGTGTATAGATTTTATAAAGCGGCAAAAGGAATTAAAGCAATCTCCAATTCAATACTTAGATTATTCTGTTGTAGCGGTGGATAATGTAATAGTTAAAAATATTTTAAATGTAATATGGAGAATATGTCCGCCTTTAAATACCGTATATTTGGTAGGTGAAATGGTAATAGGTACTGCATTGTTAAGTAAATTAAATAATCAAATGTTATCAAGTCAATATGTAGATGCTTACTTAGAAATTTTCAATATAACAAAAATATAGTCTATAGATATAATAAATGGAATCGTTAACCAATACTTATTTTACAACAATAAATCCTTTACTTTCCTATTCTCAGTTATTTACCAAAGATGTAATATGTAGTATTATTCTACATACTATACTTTATATATGTCTTATCTATATATTAGATAAGTTGTTTAAAATTAAGATTTCAAAAGAGATGTATTGTACTATAATGTGTTTTTTGGTAGTAGTAATGAGTTTAGGTTATGTTGGAAGATTAGCGAGATCAAAAAGTATATATCAGTACTATATTGCGCGTGGTTTTTCGCGAGACCAATCTATTCAAAAAGCAATAGATTTAATGCATTTTGGATATTATAGATTTTATTTTCTAGGATAGTTATAAATGAAAGATTCCAATTATAACTTACAGATAATAGTAGTAAGTATGATTACGTGTTTTTTCATTTATAACAGAAAATTAGATTATTACAAAGTAATTCCAAGAAAAAATATAGCAGTTGCGTTATGTATAGGTTTATGGACTTATATATCTTTTAGATATAGTGTATGGTTTGTAATTGTAGGATTAGTTGTATTGAATATATTAGATCAAGTAGTATACTAAGTTTCCAGTTTTTCTCCATACTGTTTTACAATGTAGTCAACTAGTTTCTTGTAAACACCATCTTTAATTTCATTTAGTTTACTTTCGGTCATATTAAGCATGGTGATCGTCAAGCAAAAGTATTCTGTAAGTCTATATTTGTCGGAAGCATCGCAATTAGCAAATGCTAGTAGAGCGTCTCCAGGATTGATGTTTTGTCTACCCAATGACTGTTGTAGTTGAGTAAATCCTTGTTGTGCGCATAAATGAAGGTTTTCCCTTGTAATGTGGGTGTTATCAGTTGGAATGTATTCATCACAATGATCGGTAGGGAGATGCGTAATGGATGTGTTCATGATAAGAGTTGTGTTGTGATAACATTGTTTAAATTATTTTCAATTTATGGGTTTGATGTATTCATTTTTCATAAAATAGTTTTTAACCAATTCTTAATATCATTACATCTATAATCGTGTAGTTTTTTCCCGCTATCTAGGAAATGTAACGTTCTATCACCTGATTGATTATAACAGTCTACTATAGTGTATTCAAAGTTATAATATTTATTTTGAAAGGCCCCTTGGATTTCGTTGCATGATTTCCATTGTTGGTTTAAACTTATAATCATTTCGTTTTTTAGATCTTGAAAGTAAACTTGTTCAGCATTTACCGCTCTAATTCTCGCTAATTCTTTAGGATTTGTAATGTCTTGAGTATGCATGCTAAATATGTTGTTATAGTATAGCTATATATATTTTTCAATTTATGATAAAGAAAAATATATGTAGTATTGTATATAATGGTAAAAACAATCCATGATAAATTAAGAACTATAAAGGCTTGGTACAAAAATGGTACTATACCATCTCATGTAGCCGTATATGACGAACGCGTTATAACTGAAATTCAACGTAAATCAAAAGAAATATGTAAAGTTCATAATAAATCCGTTGATTTTCTTACAGAAGTACTTACTATGGGCGTAACCTATTCTACTGACTTTGAAACTCCCGAGGAAATGGACGCAGATCAATATAATTTTCAAGAACATGTGTATCATCAGGATAATTATTTTGAATACTATAAGCTTTACGAGATAGTAGAAGAATATGGTGGAAATAATAGTATGCGCGGAAATTTACCTAAAAAGGAACAACAAAAGTTATTACACAAGTACCATAAAGTGTATGTACCTATTATGGAAGCGTTAAACCATCAAGAACAACAATTCTTACAGGATGTTTTAAAGTTATCAGGAGGTATATTTAGTTGGTATGGTCCGACATTTGATAGTGCGTTGCCTTATAATTATTTAACCAAAGATGTTAGTACTTTACAACCAAAATTGCCTGCGAAAAGTCATAAATCGTCTGAAAAACATCATTCTTCACCTGTAAAAACTCATAAGACATCAGTTAAAAAAAGTAATAAAACCAAAAAGCGTCCGAGAGGGCGTGCACCAAAAGGAAAAAAATGGGATTATAATTTAGGTGAATGGACCATTGACTCAAAGCAACCTAAATCGCCGCAAAACAAAACCAAAAAGCGTCCCCGGGGGCGTGCCCCAAAAGGAAAAAAATGGGATTATACGAATGGTGTATGGATGTAACTATTTGAAATAAATGATTTATACGATACGTGCGAGAGGTTGATAATAGTTTTTAGTTTCAGTGGAACGTGGTTGAGTACGCAGAATATTTGCAGCCTCTTCAGCGGTTAATCCCTTTCCTTTAATATAGAATCGTCCCATATCACCATCCTCTTTTGCTTTTTTTCGGCGTGTTTCAATCATTGTGCTACAATTGAGTTCTCTTGCCAGATTCAATGCCTCAATACGTCCTTCTTCTTCTTGACCTTCCATTCGAATCAATATTTTTACATTTTTGTGTTCATCACTATTTTTATCAAAATCGGATCCGAAAATGGTAAGAGTAGAATAGGTCGCCATGTTATTGTTATATAATAGTATACATAACAGTAATAATCAATTTATGGAAATACACTGCTGTATCTGATAATTTATATAATAAGTACATCTTATTTAGTGTTTAAATATTTATTCTTGTAATAATAAAAAACCACTATAAAGTTATAGACAACGAACGTTAGCGATCCAAGCATTAGGCCTTCTGCTTCGTATATGAATCCTATAATAAAGAAAATTATATTAGCCAAAATCATTCCTGTTATAAAAAAAATAGAAAAGCTTCCCACTGTTTCCGTTTTTATAATTTTATATATTTGAGGAACTAAACTTAAAAAAGTTGCTACACCTGTAAGTTTTTCTATAAATAACATTTTTATAATAATATATAATATTATAAAAATGACTACATCAAATATTGAAGAATATAGAACTAAATTAAAAGGAATAAAAATATTAAATTTAAATTTACACGATTTTTTAGGAATAGTTGCGATGATTATTATGATAATATCATTTACGATTCAGATAAGAAAGCTTATATCAACTAAAGATGCATCGGATTATTCTTTATGGTTTATTTTATTACAATTAGTTGGTTCTCCAGAAGGTGGTGGTGGTATGATAGGAGGTGCACTAATTCCTGATTATAAATTAATGGTATCAGGTGCTTATGGTTTTATATATTATTGTGTTGCCTTGTATTATTTTTTAAATAAAAAGAAATCAAAAACTAAAAAAAACAAAAGTTAAACTCTTGCCGTCCCATTCCGTCCCCGCACTCGTCCCCTATATAATCTACAGTTTCCCTTTTATTTTTTCTCGTCCCCATTCAATATA